TCACCATATATTTTTTTCCACTCAGCACTTCCTGCCGGAACTTCTTTCAACGCTTGTTTTAACTCACGAAGTTTTTTCGTTGAGTCAGCCGAGTTGAGTATTATATCTATTTCAACTTTCTTTGCCATGTAGTTTTTCTTCTTTTGCTATTATGGATAAAATATTTTTGTTCTGTATGAGTTTTGGTAATGCAATTTTTAACTCATTCAATCTCACATTGATATTTCTATTATTATTTTTTTCCTTATTACTAAATATCTTTATTTCCATAGTTAAACGTTTCTTGATAAACTTGTTTGATAAGTTTGTATTATTGTGTATAGATTTGATATTTCAGTATTATTTAATCCATTACCGATCGTGACGAATGAATATGTATTTGCATAGTTTTGTATTGCAGTTCCACCATTATTCATGGCCCCAATGTAAACTGGGATATTGATATTTTGTGCACTTGAACTCGTTCCACTTGTCCTCAATGATCCATTTCTATACAAATTACTCATTGTATTTGCTGTTGATGAAATCAAATATTGACCTTGTGGAAGTGGTGCATTTGCTGTAGATCCACCAGTATTGGAAATACCATAAAATTCTTTTGGTGTTCCATCTTGAGCAATAACAAAATATCTACCACCAGATGATGCTCCAATATAATTTTTTCCAGTTCCAGTCAAAACAGTATTATCTAACATGTAAATTGAAGCGTGTTGATCATTCAATGTATTATTACTTGGATTAAATGAAGTATTGGCATAAGTATTTGATGCACCATTAGATGTTGCACCAGACGCATTATAAGTCCATCCTGTGCCTTGGAATGATAAATGATATGAACTACTACTAGGATTTTTTGCATCAATTCTTGTTGATCCAGATGTGCCACCAACAAATGGATACATTACATCAATCTTAGTATAAAGATTATTACTTTTCAATGAAGTAAATAATGTAAATGTTGCGGCGCTTATTGTTGCACTCATACCTGTTGCTCCACTTGCAACCAAAGCATTAAGATATGCTTCAGCATCGGCATCATAACCAACTGTTGCTGTTGGTGTAGGAGTAGGAGATCCTGTGTTTGTATTTGTCGGTGTTATAGTTTGGGTAGGTGTTGGACTCTTAGTTGGAGTCATTGAATTCGTTGGTGTTTGTGTATTAGTTGCAGTTTGAGAAGGTGTTTGTGTATTAGTTGGAGTTTGTGTTTGACTTGCTGTATTTGTTGGGGTATTAGTCATTGTTGGTGTATTGGTTGGAGTTAATGATGGAGTAGGTGTAGGTGTTGGGCAAGTATTACAATCTGTAATAGATAAAATATAACCAGTTGATCCATTTATTTGCATAACAAATGGACCAGAAATATTATAATAATGATAAGGAGTAGACCCAGCATTATATGGAGTTGTTAAACTAGAATCTGAATAAATTATACTTCCAACATCTGGGAATGTATCTCCTGTTGCTGGTAAATAAACTGTTTGTGGACTTGGCATTCCATATTGACATGCATTGCACGCATTAGTAAAGCCTGCACTTTCTAAATTAAATGAAAAATATGCTCTCGTTGGAGTAGGCGTTGGTGTTTTTGTTTGTGTAGGTGTTGGTGTATTTGACGCAGTATTACTTGGTGTTGCTGTTTGTGTAGGTGTAGGAGTTTTAGTGGAAGTAATTGAAGGAGTATTTGTTGGAGTTTGTGTTTGTGTTGGAGTTTGTGTGGCAGTATTACTTGGCGTTGGTGTATTAGATGGAGTGAGTGTAGGTGTAGGGGTAATACAATATAATAATTCAATTGAATAACTCCAACCACCAAATGTAGTTTGACCTGTTCCTATTTGTGGGTAAACTAAGTCTCCACTTGTATAACCTGTTGCAATGTAATCTATATTTACAGAATTTTGGAATGTTCCACAGTTAGGAAGTGGATTAGAATTTGACAACACAAAATATTCCAATTTATTAGGATCAGAAATATTATACCATATTCTTCCAAGTCCAGCATCTTGGATCCAGAATGACCAATTATTTCCATTGAGTGGTCCACAATCCATTTGTAGATTTCCTTTTCTATAAATTCCTGTTCTAGTTGTTCCACTTTGTAATGTATAATTTCCTGTAAATCCTGATATTCCACCAGTTCCTGAGAAATACAATTTCTCACATTCAGGATCAAAAGTTGTTTGTGTTGGCGTTTGTGTTATTGTTGGTGTTTGTGTGTTAGTATTAGTTGGCGTTTGTGTATTAGTTGATGTTATTGTAGGAGTAGGTGATTGTGTATATGTAGGAGTATTTGTTGGAGTTTGTGTTTGTGTTGGAGTTTGCGTTGGTGTAGATGTCCTTGTTGCAGTTATACTTGGGGTCGGTGCAAATGGTGTTAATGTTGCTGTAGGAGTCATTGTTGGTGTTGGTGTAATGAATGGACATAATGGATAATTTGGATTTACTGATGAAATAACCCAATCATTATATGTTGTAGATACACAACCTGTTTCTGTATAAACAAAATTTAACCTTGGATAAATAAATTCTGTAAATGTGTCTCCTGAATACAATATAACATTTTGTGTTTGTGTTCCATTTGTCATTGTAAAAGTTAGATCAGGATGCCCTGTAAATCCACCAGAAGTTGAGTCAATACTAAATAACCATTTTCCATAAGTGTCAAAATAAGTAAGTCCATCATTTGGACATTGAAATGGAGCATTGAAATAAGTTTGACCTGTAAAAATACAATACGTTGGATTTGTTGGACTTGGTGTTGGTGTAATTGCAAGGCATGACCCAGATAATTCTAGACCATTTAAATTGAGTAATGGTTTTGAATCATCCATACATATACTTTGACCATAAGTGAGAGTATAATAGCCAACAGTTCCATCACAAGTTGTGCCTGAAATATTTTTACTGCCACCGTATGTATCATTATGTATGTATGTATTGCAACTCATTTTTTATAAATATATTTTTTTAACATGCATTTTGCCCATCAACTGTTATGTAAACAAATTCAGCACCTGAACTCAATACGGTATGATTGTAATTACAACCAAAACCTCCAGGTCCACTAGGACATACTGTTGTAGATCCTGCAATTGCTTGTGTATTTGAATCTGTAAATTCAACTGTGTCTCCAATTTGTAGACCATTTATTGTATAAAAATACAAACATGAACTTGTTGTAATTGGTCCAATATTTGCAGGGGTTCCCATATTTACAGAATAAGTTAAATCACCTGTTGATTGATTATTGATATACTTTGCATAAATATAAAGATCAGTCCCACTTGCACTTGGTGATGGAGTTGGTGTATTACTTGCAGTAATTGAAACTGTTGGTGTAGGAGTAGGTGTTGTTCCAATTGTAGGAGTTGGTGTAGGTGATTCTTGATTTGTAGGTGTAGGTGTAGGAGTTATACAATTTGTTGAACAAAGATTATCATACGTCACGGTACCTGGCCCTGTCATCGTTCCATATCTAACTCCGCCACCACCACAATTTACATTGAATGTTTCACCAGGAATAACAAAATAATCGAGTGTTATTCCATCACAATCTTGCCATATTACAAGACCATATCCTGTTGCTTGGAATGTTGTTTCATAACATTCAATACAAGGAGTTGTTGAAGGAGTAATTGATACAGTTGGAGTATTAGATGGTGTTATTGAAACTGTAGGTGTCATTGTTGGAGTTGGTGTAGGCGGCACATAATTACAATCAGTGCAATCAGTATAGCCAGAAATTTCAATCCAATCCGTTATTGAACTATATGTTTGACCAACAGCGTAGACACACTCAGTCAATGTTGTTGCACTATTTTGTATTTTATATGACGCACTACCACCACTCAATACATAAGATGTTGAAACAAAATTATATGTTGTGGCTGAATCAACACAACTAAGACCTGAGAAAAAGAAAAATCTAGAATCACCAGGTTCTTCTTGAATTATATTAAAACCTGTTCTACCCGTGCAACCACAATCAGGGTATAATCCAACTAATTGTTGTGTATATCCTGAAGATAAATAATAGTGATTATATGTTCTAGTTGAATCATATTGACCAATTTGAACATTATAACAACCTAAATAATTTAGGTCATCTGTAAATAATTTAACATAGTTTCCTGCATAAGCATAAAGATTATACATTAAATCACTATTGGAATATAATGTGGATCCTGAAGCACAAGGTATTAAATCATAATATAAAACCGGGTGTGATTGATATTCTCTGGTCAGTTTCACTAATTCAATATCACATATACTTGGTTCAAGGGCATTGAAGTTTGATATTTTATTGATTCTAAAATATGTGTTATTGATAATAATTCTTTCATTCCATCTCAACTTTTGTATGTCTTGTGGATATAAATAAATCTTGGCTGAATAAATTTTATTTTCTTCTGAAATTATATCTTGAACATAATCTTCATAATAAACATTATACAAATCATCTGCAATAAATGAAAATTCAGATGGTGTAATATTTGTTCTATCTTCACCTCTAAAATTTGTATAATGACTAAATCCTGTATATGAGAATGGATATGTTGTAAATCTATTTATATTACTCCAACGGTCTTGTTGGTATTCATCCATATACCAATATTGATATGATGCCCCTTCATAAACTGTTCCACAAGTAGTTCCAGAATTTGTAATTGTAATGCTTAGTGGCGGAAGATAAGGGACTGCTTGTCTCAAACTTGATGGATCTGCACAACCAGGAATTGAATTTGACCCAGGATATAAATAAAGGTCTTGTTGGACACCAAAACAATCTGTATAACTTACACCATAAGGAGGATAAGATAATGATGTAGATAGATTAAATGTAATTCCAGATGTGCAACTAGATGAACCAGTTGTTTGACCAGTTCCACCAATAAGACCATAGTTATCATTTGGAATTGTTGGACCTCTAAAAATAACTTTAGGTAAAATTTTGAATGGAACAAAAGTTTGTTGTGTTTGGCCAGACTTATCTATAGTTTTTACTTTTGACATTGATTCAAGAGTAATCAATGGGACATAGGCGTTTTGAACTGTAATTTCTATTGGACTTGAGAATAAATAAGTAAATTTTGTTGTTTCATCTTTATATTCTAATCCTAATTGGAATCGATCTGTCCCAAATATTCTATTTGTTTGTGTTTTAAAATCTTGATTGGCATAATCTTGATCTAATCTAAATTCATATTCAAGTGTTCCATTAACAAGTTCTGTAGTTGGATAAAGATTTTGTGTTGCAGAAAAATCTATCTTTGTTGTCCAATCTAATGTATCTCCTTTACCAATATAATCTACTATTGGTTCAACTATTAGTTTATCAGGATCATCTGGGTTTGGAACAACAACTAAATTGAAATACTTATTTATGCTTGTCAAAAAATCAATTTGCTTATAATCATTATCTGGAAATTCAATATCATAATTCACTGTTGATCCAGTTGGAATATATCTCTGTGAACTTATAATTTGGAAATTAAAATTACTAATTGTTGCATATTCACCTTGGAAATAAAATTGAATATTTGATGTTCCAGTAAAATTAAATGTTTGATCAAAACTAACTTGTGTTGTAATTGGCTCTGTGCAAAAATAATTTGAGTATATTACTGTTTGTTGTGTGCCATCATCAAAAGTCAAATAAACAAGTGGTATAATGAAACTGAATTGATCACATGGTTGTGTTCTATTTACATCGAAAGTAAATCTGAATGTATATGTTCCAGAAAATTCTTCTGGTAAAACTAAGGTTGTTGTATTTGCAGATAATCCCAATGTATTACAAGTAAGACCTGATGATGGATTTGTATATGTTGGAGTATAAATACTAAGTGTTGGTGTTGGATCTATATTTGTATATGTATAACACGGAATAATTGCATTTCTTGAAAATATACTTTCATCAACAAATTTCAAAGGCATATAAAACCTTTTGAAATATGCTGTGTCCATGAATTCACTTTGTAATTGATAACCTGCTTCTCTGAAAATAGATTCATATAACTCTCTAATTTGTAATGCAGGTTTGAAATAATAATTGTGTACTGGTGTTCCTGAATAATCAAAAAATGGCGTCACGGGGGCATAAACCGTAGAACCTGTTGTATATTCAACTGGTGTGAATTGTATTAAAGGTGTTTCGTCAAAATTAAGTGTTGTTCCACTCACATACTCATACCCAATATTAAATAACCCCCAAAAAGTTTTTCCATTTTGATATGAATAATTTGTATTTCCTGTTAATGGAAATAAATTTGGATCTAAGTTTGAATAATTGATTACATTATCATCATATGGATGACTCAAATAAGATAAATCTAAATCAAACAAATATTTGTCTCCAATATTTGCCATTAAATCTCCAACTTGATTATAGAAGGTGCACTGATAAATTATTTCACCATTGGCAACCGTCACGCCGTTGAGTCTAATATATCCTTGTAAAATGAGATAACCATCCCATAATAATTGTGCTTCAAATTTATTATTAGGGTTAAATGTTGTTGGAATGGAATTTAGATCAAAAAAGAAATTGAATATCTCATTATTTTGCTTGGATCCAGGGACTGAAAATGCCTTGGAATAAGATGAATTTTTTTTGGTTATATCTTGTAATTCTGCAAATGATAGAGATAGAAGTATTGGTTCATTTTGATATAAATCAATGAATTTACTTTCACCTTGTATGATTGTTCTTATTTGGAGCATATTATATTGCTAAATCGTATTGTCTATATGGAGTTTGTCTCACTTCCATTGTATATTGGAAAATCCTCTGATATTTTTGTTGGAATACTTTAACATCTTTATTTAAAATATTACATGGAATTAAATAGGGGTAAATGAAATCTTGATTGTTTGATGGCAACCAATTATCCATAATCATATAAACATACGGAGATAACAATAATTCTTCAATGATAACTCCATCATTTTGTAAAACATATCCACTATCAATTGTCATTATCTCATCTGCATAACCAAAAAATACTGTCTCACTTGAATCATAAGATTGTCTATTCCACCACTTTGTATTTAATGATTTTTGTTGTGAATATGTTTTTTTATTTGGTGCATATCTTTTTTCACTTTTCTTTGTAAATGTGTATGTGTCCCATATACCATTACGGGTCATAAATAGAAATGAAATAGGATCATTCAAACATTCTTCACCTACCATTTTATATTGAACTATTTCACTTGAACCATATACATCATAATCATAATTTAATACACCATTTGTTAAATAAATTGCCACATCAGAATCTGTTCTTATAGTTGGGTTTGGTTTAAAAACTCCATACGCAATTCTTTGTTGTAGGTAAGAATATGGGGCAACTGTTTGTAAATTGAGTCTTGATGTAAAATCTATTTTGTTGGATTGTATTGTGTCATAATTATATTGACCATTGCCTTGAGTTTTTTGCAAATACATTATTCCACCAACTTGTGTTGTATTGTTGTATAATGGATTTCCACCATACATGAAACCAATTACAATTGGACATTTATAATAATGTGTTCTCCACCTTGTTTGATAAACATTGGATCCAAGGATTGTCATTGGGATTGTTTCACTACCAAAGGTTGACATAAATTCTCCTCTTGTAGATCCGGTTGACATTTGCCAATCATAAACTTTTGTATCAAGATAATTATATTGACCAGTTAAATTATTTCCTGAATAATAATATTTTGTTGAGAGTTGTTTGTTATCCATAACTCCTGGCCATATCATTACACCATATGGTTGTGTCTCAGCAGAGTAAGGAGATATGGTTCCACCTGTATAAGATGTATATGCAGAATAATTTGTTGGTATGATTGTATTAGTTGTTCCACCAGACGTAAACTGGACACCAAAGAGACAACGATATTCATTGATCTGATAGATATTACTAAACCCTTCATAACCTCCATTAAAACCATTAGAAAATGAAATGGTTGATGTTCTATCATTGACAATAGTTGCTTGTGATGTGTTGGCACTAATTGATGTTGTTTGTGAATTTGCAACTCTAACCAAATATGGATCCATTAACTCAGTCCCTGTAATACCAGTTGTAGAAATTCCACCTAAGTTTCTAGGATTTTTATCTACTAAGTTAACAATGATTGTTTCAACATTGAAAATGCAATGACCAACTTCATTTACTGGAACCAATAATCTTGCAACTTTCCCTGAGTCTTGTGTTGATCCACTGTCATTGAGATATGGATTTTTATAGATGTCAACAACTAATCTTATATCAGTATAAGCAGAGTAATCATTCATTTGTATGTTCCATGTGTGATCAGCATGTGATCTGGTCATACCCAATGGCATTTGTTTTATTTGTAGATTTAAACTCATTCTTCGTCTGTTATTGTTATTTTTTCTATGATTACTTGATTATCAATAAATGCCGCAATATCTCTTGCTGCTTCTTCTAATATATTTTCTGCCGCACCTCTTAAATTTGATGGTAGATTATTTGGAAAGTCAGCAAATATATTTTCTAAATCATCTAATCCTCTATCATAAATATCTGTTGGTCTTATACCATACTTAAATATATTAGTTTGTATCGCCCACGCAAGTTCTAGATTTGTCATTGAACGAAATCTTCCTCTTCTATCTCTATTTCTTCCTCTAAGTCCTCTAATATCGATCCATTCTAAAAGTGCATTGAGTGGGACACGTTTTGTATATGGTTGTCTACCCTGATTTACAAATTTGAAATAATCCACATATTCAAGAACAGCAACAGGATTTCCTTGTTCATCAATTTCAACATCACCAGTAATTGAATTGTATAATTGACCACTAGCAATTTTATTTGACTGTCCTCTTTCAGGATTACCATATGGATAATCTTTTGCTGCAACTCTTTCTCTGAGTTTATCAACAAAAAGTTTAACCATGATCTTTAATGCTTCTTCAGAATATTCCCACATATTACTTAATACATCTTAAAGCAAATCCCATAATGTATGGATTCACACCTGTGTTTATTGCTCCATCAGTGGTTGAGAATGATGTTTGGAAATTGGTTGTCCCGTTCAAAATATAACATGGAATATTATTATTTGTTCCAATACCAGCAGAAGTTGCGTTTACAGATCTATTTCTCACAAGCCCATTTTGGAAACCCATCAATGAAGCGGTAGGACTTACAGAAATAGCATTTTGTGAATACCTAATGGTAGGCGTTACGCCAGAATTAGAAATTTTCATAACCATGTAATACCAACCACCACCAGATCCTGAAAAAGAAAGTGTTGATGGTAAATTAGTTTGAACAAAAAATATTCCACCTGGTGATGTTGACAGTGTTATTCCTGACATGATCAATTGGTAGGGGATTACTCCTGTTTGAGATGAATATTGTGTATTATAAAAAGCAACATCTACAACATCAGTCGTGGTTGTTGCAGAAACAATTGAATAGGTAATTGCCGAATAATCATATTTACCTGTGTCATAAAATAAGAAAGCATTTAGTTTATTTTGTTGGTTTGCTTGTGGGACAACCGCGGCAGAAAGAAATCCAGGTCCCATATAATCAGGAATGAAATTTGCTGATGAGGTCATTGGAAACACATTTGGTGCAGACAAGAAGTTTGTTGCAATTCTTGTTCCTGTGTCATTACCCAAGCCATCTTGAATTTGTTGAGGAGTTGATGTTATACCTGATGTTGAGTCGGCTAGTTTGATTAAGCCTTGGTATGTTGATTGTATTGTTTGTCCACTTAAAGTAGGCATATTATTTTGTTTTAATTTTTAATTTATACTTGTGTCATCGTTATAATAACTGATGGTGTTTCTGGTCTTGTTGGATTTGTTTGTGCACCAGCGGCAACAAGAAAAGCATTTGTATTTGTTGTTGACCACATAATTTCAATGTATTCACCAGCATTTAATTCTTCAACAAAATTCCATGCCGCAACCAATAGATTATTATTATTTGCAAGCGTCACGTCAGTATTTGAATAAGCAATATTTGTTCCATTTTTTCTAAACCAAATTGAAACAATACCAGCAGATCCTCCTGATTTGTCTAGTTGAACTGAAAATTGGACATTAAATGTTCCTCCACTTTCAGTAGTTATTTTTGATCCATCAACCACTGTTATACCTTGACCGAATGCCGTTGTTTCTGCACTCATCGCATAAGCGGATGTTGTTGTTGCCGCAGTTTGAGACACAGTTGAATAAAATGATCCATGTAAATTTCCAAGTCCAATATAAGGTGATTTTACTTGGTATGTTGTTCCACTTGCAACACAAACAAAAAGTGTGTCTTTTGTAATTGCTGTTGTTGATGGTAATTGACTAATTGGTAAGTTTGCCATATTAAGTTATTATAATTTTGTCGTTATTTTCTTGTAAGATATAATCCAAGTTTTCTTGTAATAAATAACTTGGACAGTTATCCCATGTAATATATTCTTGATTCCATTGATCAGCATTCTCATTCCAAATACATTCGTTTATTACTACAACTGGTGTTGAAGAAGGTGTTGGAGTAAATGTTGGTGTTATTGATGGGGTTGGTGTTGGTGTAGAAGTTTCTGTATTTGTTGGAGTAATAGACGGAGTAGGTGTAGGTGTATTTGTTTCTGTATTTGTTGGAGTTTGAGTTTGTGTTGATGTTATTGATGGAGTATTTGTTATTGTTTGTGTAGGTGTAAATGAAGGGGTAGGTGTAGGTGTATTTGTTTCTGTATTTGTTGGCGTGTTTGTTGGAGTAGAAGTAGTGGTTGGTGTATTTGTATTGGTTGCAGTCGGTGTATGAGTTGGTGTATTAGAAGGAGTTGATGTTTGAGTATTTGTAGGTGTTTGAGTTGGGGTTGGTGTATTTGTAGATGTATTCGTTGGGGTCTGAGTTGTTGTAGGAGTATTAGTATTAGTTGGTGTTTGAGTAAGTGTTGGAGTCAGTGATGGTGTTGGTGTGAGTGTTTCAAATGGATAAAACGCAGCATCACAGCGGTCAAGTGGTGTCATAACTTGGATCTGGATATTTGCACTCCAACCGCCAAGTAAATCATGATATTTTTCAATGAATGGAACACAAACAACAGGTTGATCCAAATAATACTCTTTATTAAAATTACCAAGTGAATCTTCAACACTAAGTCTAAATTGACCTATAATATCATCCATTATTTGTAATGTATCACTCAATACATCTACTTGATTATTTAAATCTCTTTCAATAATATCAGACACAATCAAATCAAAATTATAAGTCATGTGTGTTGATTGTTGTTCAACATTTCCTGGTATGACATATAAATAAGGATAAACTACGGCATTATCACTAGGATTATCTTGTTTTAGTCTTTGATCCACATTATAACTAAATTCACCAAGATCACCATAACCAAATGAATTTAATTGTTTGTGATAATTGGCTAATAACTGAAAATCATCAACAATTGTTTTGTGATTTATTCCAGCCAAATGAAATACAGGAGATCCAGTAAATGTATTATATGCGGCAGCACAACGATCTAATGGTGAAATTGTCTCAACTTTTAATTCAGCATTCCAACCATTTGTCATGTCTGCATACTTCTCAATAAATGGTATACAATTGATTGTTTCAGTTATAAAATATTTTCTATAATAATCTCCTTGAGATTGTTCAACAGAATATTTGAATTGACTAATTACATCTTGTAATATTTGCAATGTATCAGAAACTGTATCAACAAGATTTGTATTATCTCTGAATACAATATCCATTACAAGAGTGTTGAAATTCCACTCTTTATATCTTAAATTATTTACAACTTTTGATGGAACAACAAATAACAAAGGATACAATGGTGATTGATCATGTGTATTTTCTTGTGCTTGTCTTTGTTGTTGAAGATATGTGATATACTCCAAATTACCAAGACCAAATGAATTTAATTGCTTGTGTTTCTGTGTTAGATAATAGAAATCATCAGCAAATGATCTGAGATTTACTGTATCTGGAAGTGGAGAAACAGTTGGTGTTGGCGTTGGAGTTGGCGTTGGCATTAGTCTATTTCTTTAATTTGCTTATTCCTTTCTTGATTAAGGTCGTTAATGTAAGAAAGATGGTTAAGACAGGTAATAAGACTAAGGTCAGTAATGCTGTCAATTTTCCAAACTTTGTCTTGGGCAAGGAGAGATATGCACGAATACCAGCCCCAAAACTTGATAAAACTATTTTCAGTCTCATCATCTGCCACATTATCTTGTTGTTTAAATAAACCGGTGTAAGTTCTTGCAATACTTTCTCTAAATTTATTAAAAAAAAAACTGATCCTTCAACATACTTTAATGGAAGATCTTTAAATGACTCAATTCTCTTTTTGAAATTACTTTGAGAATATTCTGTGTTTTTTTCAACATATAAATATGCGGCAAGTTCACTTAGATTTGCAATTCTATAATTTTCATCTTTGCCAAGAAATGTGTCAATATCTACAAATTGACCAAACGTTATTTTTTCTATATCCACAATTTGATACTCAACTCCTTTATGTGTTATGTATGGATAATATTCTTGATCTTCATCATTCAAATAACTTTGTATAATGGATCCAATATGTGCTATGGTTGTGGCGTCAGTTTCAAGTATTTCTTTTTCATCTATTCCTGAAACCTTGGAAATCATTTTGACATACATTTCTTGTTCAGTAAGAAGATCTTTCATTTTCATTATTTCAGCCCAGTTGGAAACTGTTGGTTCGTTGAGAACATATTTCTTTCCTTTAAAGTCAATGTAATTAGTGGTCATATTATTAAATATCTTTTTTTTATCAATAAACAAAAGTTCCTGTATTTCTCATAACTTTCATTTGTAAAACATACCTGATTGCGTCAAGCAAATGGTTATTCTTATCTTCTGGTTCATCTAAATTATTGCCATTTTTATCTTGTTTCCATTGATACATTTGTAATTCTTCAATTAAATGTTGTGAGTTTGCTTCAACATAAAATTTGCTTCTTTTGATTAAATCAATTCCTGCAAGTATGGTATCTTTTTTAACTGGCTTAGAGTTTATACCATTTCTATTTAACTCTGCAATGGCCTGTGGGTTCGCACTATCACAAATAAAATCATCAGTTAAATTGATTCCAAGATCTTTGATCTTATAAATAAAATCAGGGATTGTTATATTTTTTAAATATAATAGTTCTTTACAATAAATTGAATCATTTAACTTGTGAACACTAATCAATACACTTGGATCATTATACCCGAAATCTATTCCATAAGCCAATAACTTTGCACCTTGAGGTAAATCATAATAAAATTGATGGTGTGTAAATACCGCCCTAGTTGGAATTCCTTTCTCACCGAGCCCAAAAACACGCCACAAATTTGGATCACGATCTTTTAATTTTTCAATTTCATCTATTTGTGTTTGTGGAAGAAATGGATTGTCTTTATATGTTGTAATGGTATAAAATACATCTGGTTGACCTTCTAAATCATATAACCAACTCTTCCATAAACTTGGGTTGAAATCCATTGTTATACGATCAGAAGTTCTAAGAATCAATTGAACGTATTCATCATAAGTTATTTCTGTGGCTTCATTTACAAATAAATAATCTCTCTTTCTACCTCTGAGTTTTGTTTCATCATCACAACTAAACCATTCAATTATATTTGTTCCAAGTTCATAATAACCATCACTTACATGCCATTTATCTGGATCATACACACCAAATAATTGTAAAATTTCTTTTAAATCTCTCAACACGGATCCTTTGAGTGCAGGAAGTGTTTTTCTAACAATTGATAAAACTTTATTGTCTTCTTGAATTAGTTTATAAACCCAATAAATTAAAATGTTATAAGTTTTGCTGGCACGACTTGATCCTTGAAATATACAAACACGTTTGTCAGTTGAAATTAAATCTTGAAAAACTCTTGTTGTTTGTATCTTCATCTACCTTGACCTCTATATTTTGAAACACTTTTATCCTTGGGTCCTTTGGATTTTTTTGCCTTTCTACCTTTTCTTTTACCAAATGATATTTTTCTTGAATCTAATGATTTTGTTTTTGCCATATTATCTTTTTACAAATACACCACCAATATAACCACCGTGAGTTATTTCATATTCATATCCATGTTCTTCGATCCACTCTTTAAATGCAAGTCTTTCATGAAAATCATATTCACTTTCTCCACCGTGCCAATCATCAAAACGTATAAAAATTTCTTTCCAATCACAAGCAGCCAAGAATTTTAATGAACTTACTGTTGGTTCATATATGTCAACATCAACATTTGCAAAAGCAATTTTTTGTAAGATCCCATGTTGATAAGGATGCTCCAATTTGTGAACATCTTTTACGATCAATTGGATATTTGGTCTTTGAGATAATTTTTGTATTGCTTCATCAATTGTTTTTGGAATATGACCTGCTTGATAATCAGGATGCCCCAAAGCAAATTGACCTTCAGTCCAATTACTTGACGTTGGAAGGGGTTGATTACTCGCTTCAAGACCTTCAAAATGGTCTATTGTATAAATGGTTCTGTCAGGAAATTGTGATGCAAGGTATAATGCACTTTCACATGAAAATGTTCCAAATTCAATTATGTCTCCTTGAAGACCATATTTATCTACCATTTCTTTTACAACATGAAGATCACATCTTTCCATGTTGGGATTTGTTTCAATCATTGTTTTTCATTTTAGTTGTTATTATTTCAATCTCAATTTTATCATTGAGAGTTTTACCATTAGACGTGATATCCAGTGATTCATTAGGTTTACCATACACACGGTTTAATAATGTCTCTATTGAATCCAGATAACCCTTAGAGATTGATTTTTTTATTGCACTTGCAATTGTCTTTTCAAATACCGTTGAGTTGGAATCATCTAATATTTCATTCAATTGTTTTTCAGTTAATGACACCATGTATTGTATTATATCTACAATTTGACTCTTTGAATACGCAGTTGTTTTCATCAAAGTTGGATGAAGTTTTTTTGGTCTTCCATTTGGATTTCCTGACTCACCTTTTTTCCATCTTGGTTCTATTTTTTTATAACCCATATAAATTGTTTTTTAGTTGTTTTCAAAATCATCTAATTGTCTTCTAAGATGATCTATTCTTTTTTTTATTCTAAGCCAACCATCACCAGAATAACCATGTGGAAATTGTTCATCGAAATGTTCATTATGAAAATCTATAACCCAATTTTTTTCATTATCACTTTGGATCCTTGAGATAAAATAATCATTACATCTATTTAAATTCTCTCTTGTATATGGTAATGGTATTTTTTCTGTTATGGTATTTACACCATTTACTCTAACCACGTTTGGTTTCTTTATTGTTGGTGCTTGTTTGCAATTACAACCCATTTTCTAAAAATTTAATTCTCCTTTTATTTAATATCCTTCTAACTTTATTTATATCTCTTGACACACTATTGATGGGTATTGTAGTTCTTTGGCTTAGTTTTGTTATACTACAATTTTCTTCAATATAGAGTTCAAATAATTTTCTATAATACCAATCAATTTTTTTTAATTCATTTTTTACCCATTCAAGATCAACATATTCTTTAATTGGATCATCAATAATTTCAATCTTTTGAGTAAATTCACTAAATTTATGTTTACCATAAGTATAATAATATGGGCTTGACTTGGAAAAAAAATTATTCTTTACAATCTTTGAGAAGAAATATAATTTTTCTTTATCAGGAATTTCTTTCAATCTCTGATTAGTTAAAAATTGCTCAACACATATTTGAAATAAGTCAAGATCATTCTTTTTTGAAATTGCATTTACAATCTTTTTCATTTCTTTTATGTTATTATTGATCCAATCATCAATCATACTAAATATAAATATTGCCTAGATACAATATATTTATCATTATGGATAAGAAAATATGTAAAGCCTGCAACATTGAAAAGCCAATTAAACAATTTTACAAGAATAATGTATTCAAAGATGGATATGACAGTAGATGTAAAATTTGCAAAAGTCAGAATAAAAAAATTTATAAAGGAGATGGTGATTGGAAAAAAGTTAAACCATATCAACAAAAATGGGAAGATCAATTCAATATAAAAGCCGCACATAAAGAAGACTTTTTATTGATGTATGAATTCATAACCAAAATTGGGTATGATGTAAATCAAGACGTTCATCAACAGTTTTGTGATAAACACAATTTGAAATATAAAAAAAGAGTAAAAAAGATTTATAACTTATTTCTTCCAGATGGATCAAGAAATCCGAATGTTTATGAAAATAAAAAAAATAAAAATATTTAATTGGGTATAAAAATTTTTATATTTAACTAAGACAACTACGGAACTCTATTTATCCATTGTTTTACCTAAATTCAAAAAATGCTCCTTCGTGGTTTGTCAAAAAGGAGGACTTAATGTCCTCCTTTCTTTTTTTATTCTTGTGTCAATATTGTTTTTTCAATCTCATTCATTACTTCAATTTCATCATTAGTTGGAAGACCATATGTATCAATATAGTGTTTGATAAAATTGTAAGTATAATCTTCTTCATTTACCATTTTTGTTCCAGTGATATATGTCATTAAAAATGGCATATTACTTATTTTCTCCCATTGTTTATTTGACATTGTATATCCATCTTCCAAAAGTCTTTCCATTACAATTTGTTTGATAGAATCATTTTTTTGAGTTAAATTTTCCATGATGTGTGTTTATACTATTTTTTAATTTCAGGTGATTCTTGATAAACCCTTTCACTTCTAATGGTGTTCTGGGTATCACCATATATCTCATCAAGTTGATCATTATCTAAAAGATCAAATTCTTCTGATGAAATATATTTTTTTAATAAATATTGTTTGTAGTCTTCATCAAGATCAATTGAGTCATCTATTGGATCTTGTTCTTTTGAAAAGTAATAATGTTTTAATTTGCCCATATGTTCTATTTTGGACAAATATAGAATAAAAGAATTATTAGAAGTAATTAAGAGAATTTAATTTTTTATCTCTTGAAAAGGTTTGAGTAAGTGAGTGCCTTACCAGAATTTTATATCTGGTTGACACTCAGATCCTGAAATAGGAAGAGGTTTTATCATCAGTGAAAGATAAAACTAGAAGACAACTTTTTGATATTCACTTATCAACCGTATTATACCTTTCTTCTTTGTGCTGGTATTGATCTTATCATACGGGCCCTGGTAAATCTTAATTACATTCCAACGCCACGTAGATAACCCCGCCATTGGAACTATACAAATAAATATAATGATTCATAAAAAAGTAAAACACAAAAAAAATTTTTCTCAACCCATTTTACTTTGTAAATGGAAGTATTTATATTTATACAAAGGTAAAATTATGGGTAATCTTATATTATCAAGCACAACTGTCTTCACTGAATGGGATATCAATGATATCTTAGAACAAAAAACTAGATCCAAGGATTGGGATTTAGAAACAATCAATCAATACAATACTGACAACACTATTGGTCCATATTGTGATGGACTTACTTATCTTGAAATTGAAGTATTAAATAACTTACAATATGCAAAATAATATCCTACTACAAGCAAATGAAATTGTCTATTCACGTAGTGAAGAAAAAACAAGACAATATGGTGATTTCATTGAATCAATGACTAGAATGTCTAGGATTGCCACAGAGATGTGTAATAAAGAAATAACAGTAGAAGATTGTTATAAGATAATGGTGGCCTTAAAATTATCCAGAGAGGCATATAGTCATAAAGAAGACAACTTATTAGACATAGTCGCATATCTTGCATCATTAAATGAATATCAAAAAACAAAACAATGAAAAAAATTTCAACGAAAAATTACAACACAACTGATTTAGATCCTGAAACAACATTTGAAAGACATGTGTTTCATAGAGATCAATTTGCCCATTATTTAAGATGGACACACATTCTCAAAGAAAGTAAAATTGGAGAAACAATTGTTGACTTTGGTTGTGGTAAAGGCAATTTATTAGAAGTCCTTTATAGAAATAGATTCAAGTGTAAAAAATTTATTGGTATTGATATTAGAAAACTAACCATAGATAAAGCCAATGAAAAATACAATATGGTTGATTGGGCAGAATTTTTATGTATGGATCTTGTAAAAGAAGATTCAATATTTCAACAGTTTCAAGCAGATAAAGTTTGTTCTTTTGAAGTTGCTGAGCACGTTGGAAGACAAAATATTGATTTATTCTTGCAAAATTTCAAGGCATGTGGAAATTCAACTGCAACATATTATTTGTCTACACCCAATTATGATGAAAAGGTAGGGGCAGCAGGAAATCATACCTATGACTCAGGTGATGGTAGAGGAGTTGCAGTTCAAGAATTTGGATATGATGAATTAAAAACACACCTTGAAAAATATTTTACAATCAAAACACATTTTGGAACTTTTGCTTCTCAATCAGATTATAAACCAGTTATGAATGAATGGCAAAAAAATATGTTTAATGAACTAACAAAATATTATGATTCAAATCTTATTTCAAATATAATGGCACCATTTTTTCCAAAACAATCCAGAAACATTTTGTGGGTATTAAACAATAAATAAATAAAAAACAAAAATCATGTTAAGTATTAAACACACTCTCGCGTCATCTCATGACTACAAACCAACCATCACCATTGGTGAAGTAAAAAAATTAGTTGGTGAAAATCCTAGTGAAGAAATTTTATTGTATTACAATGACTATAATTGTAGTATAAGTTATAAATCTTCAAGAGGAGGTAAAACGTATTATGCACAAAGCAAATTACCTAAACACATGCCACTTCCTAAAATTGGTCTTCCAATTTATTACAATGTAAGTCTTGTCAAAAAACCTAAAACAGTTCTCAATGATCTCAATTTGGATCTACAAGCAATTAGAGATTGGGCACAACAAAGAGGATTATATGAAAAAGGTGATCCTAAAACACAGACTATTAAATTACAAGAAGAAGTAGGTGAACTTGCAAAAGCAATATTGAATAATAACAAATCTGAGATTATTGATTCACTTGGTGATATTGTTGTTGTTCTTACAAATCTTGCTCACCTTTGTGATCTTAAACTAGAAGATTGCATTAAACTTGCTTATTCAGTAATCAAAAATAGAAAAGGGACCATGATCAATGGGACTTTTGTAAAAGATGGAAGTGCATACTAAATATAAATTTTATTTAGATCTTGCAATCCAGATTTCAAGTGCATCATATTGTGAGAGAAATAAAGTCGGTGCTTTACTTGTTAAAGATGATAATATTATTTCTTTCGGATATAATGGAACTATAAGAGGATTTGATAACAAGTGTGAAGATCATAATAATAAAACCACTCCTTGGGTTCTTCATGCAGAAAGTAATGCCATAACAAAATGTGCCAAATCCAATTATAGTTCCAGTGGTGCAACTTTATACACAACAATCAGTCCATGCATTGAATGTGCCAAACTTATTATCCAAAGTGAAATAAAAGAAGTCATATATTTGCATGAATACAGAGATATTTCTGGGATAAACTTATTAAAAAAAGCAAATATAGATGTTTGGCAATATATTCACTAATTCACAAGAAGCGTTTGAGTATTACTTTGATCAAATCATTGAATATGGTGAGATAGTAAATGATACAAAAGTATTGTATAACGTTGGATTTACAATCTTACTTCCAGAAGATAATAAGATCACAACTCCATGGAGAAAATGGAGTCAAAATTATGCAGAATATGAATGGGATTGGTATTTGAGTAAAAACCCAAGTGCAGTTGAGATTTCAAAACGTGCACCAATATGGAAAAATATGATGGATCATAATGGCAATGTAAATTCCAATTATGGTTATCAATGGTCAAGGAATAATCAACTCGAAAAAGTAGTTGAAATGCTTAGAAAAGATCCTACAACAAGAAGGGCAAGCATTTCTTTATATGATGGAAAAGAAATAGACTTATACACAAAAGATACAGTTTGCACATACGCAATCAATTTCTACATAAGTAATCAAAGATTAAATATGCAAGTTATGATGAGATCCAACGATCTTGTTTTTGGATTTTGTAATGATCAATATTGTTTTAGTGAATTACAAAAATTGGTTTCAAGAGAAGTAGATTATGAAATTGGATCTTATTTTCATTATGCTTGTAATATGCATGTTTATAGTAGACACTATGATATGAAACAAAAATAATTTTTTTACTTTCAAACAAAAGGTTATATTTGCACTCTAACAATCAAAAACTATAAACATGAGAACATTAGATGAAATCTACTTTGAACTTAAAAATCACCCTGATTGTATTCAATTAGAAATTATTGATAAAGACCGAATAGTTGAAGATGTGAGAGATGCAATAGAATGGCTACATGATGGTATTTTAGATGAAGATGAAAAAGATGAACTCGCTGAACAATGGTTTGAAGAACATAGGCAAATTCTTAAACTAAGATTTACAAACTTCTATGAACAAGAAGATGGAAATTGGTTATTACTTTATTCGAAAATTGAAGAGTGGTTAGAAAATAAAAAATAACAAATATGAAAAATCCTAAGTATATGAAGATTGATGAATTACATGATTATGTAATTTCATTGCCAATGACTGAATCTAACCGTAAATTTTTCGACACACTCGATAGATCAAAAGTTAGACTCCAAAAGAAAACTTATCTTGACATAATTCAATTTTTAGAAAAAGATAAAGAAAATTTTTTTCTC